TACGAGGGTCCGTTGTCTCTGGCGCAGCAGGACGCCGAAGGCAGGGCCTCCGAGATTTGGGTCGAGAAAACAATGGCTGTTTCTCAGGCCGAACCGTCCGCTTTTGATAATATAGACGTGGACTCGGTGGTGCGCAGGTGGGGTCGCGTAGGCGGTGTAAACGAAAAGGACATTGCCTCTCAGGAAATGGTCGAGGCCAAGCGACAGGCCCGCCAGGAGGCCTTACAGCGTCAGCAGGCCCTTGAGGCCGCCCAGGTCGCTTCGCAATCTTACGGACAGACCACCACGGCCCCCGAAGAAGGTAGCGCCGCCGAACAAATGCAGGGAGCAACGACATGATAGTAGGGGCAGGTGAATATCCAGACGATAATGAAAAATGGTTTGAATTGCACAGGAGAGATATACGTGCCGCTAAAGGTGACAAATATAAAATATCTTTTCTGAAGAAGATATTCGATATTAGGTTTCCTAATCCGGAGATTTGCATGTGTTGCGGCAATAAAGTTGGAGCTACATAATGCCTGAATTGCGTAAAAGAATACCGGGTAACTGTAATTGTAAGCCGTCTTTGGTATGTAGTGTATTATCGAATAGATTTTGGTGCGGCAAGTGTGGGAAAAACCTAAAGCCATTAAGCAAAGAAACACTAAGGTCTGTTCATGGATGCAAAACCATTGATGATGTTATTCTTAAAAGTTTAGGAGTTGCATAATGGCTAAGACTGGTTCGGTATTGACAGAGGGTAAATTGTATCAAAATGTGGTTTTTGTCGATTCTGCTGCTGATGCCGATAAGGAAGTGCTTTATGACAAGATAGAATATGATTGGGAACAGAAAGTCCTATTGTATATGCGACATGGATGTCTTGTTGCAACAATGCAGGAAGCTACATAATGCCATTGACTACAAAAGGACGAAAGATCAAACGTGCGATGCGTAAGACGTATGGAGCCAAAAAAGGTGAAGATGTGTTTTACGCAAGTCAGAACAAGGGGACTATCAAAGGCACGCACAGAAAACGAAAAAAGCATGGATAAGGAAAACATTATGGACAGTCCAATCAAGAAAATAGTGTTGGATTTAGGCAAAAAGGAAATCACTCTGACTTGCAAACAGGCCAAGCAACTCAAAGAGGCTCTTGACGAGTTATTTGGAAAGGAAATTGTGCGCGAAGTGCATCACGATAGATATCCGTGGCATTGGTATTATCACAATCCGTGGCCGGATAGGGTGTATTGTGATGGCACAACCATAACATGTTCGACAGGAGCGACCATGACTAATTCAGGGACATTGAAAATAACGGCATAACATGGATAAGAGCGACGAAGCAAGACAGAACATCATAGACTATCACCAGACGTTCGAGACGGTGCAGGGTAAACGGGTGCTGGCGCACATGAAGAAGATGGCCCAGTACAATACGAGCGTATCGCCTCCGGTCGGTAATGACGGCCATACGGACGTTTACAGGGTGATGCACAAGGAAGGCCAGAGATGTGTGATAACGAATATCGAACGAATGTTGAACAAAAACCCGGACGAAAAGAAAGGAACCAAGCATGAGTGAAGAAAGCGCCTCCACTACGGAACAAGCGAAACGATTTATGAGTTGCTGGTCATTTGGAAATCCATTCAGTTTGAGATTTCTTGATGACCCACCTGGCGATCCCCCGCCGACACCTCCGGCGGACCCGCCTGCCGTAAGCATAGCTGGTGCCGATGGTATGCTTGTGAAGGATTGGCACACAAAGGCTCCTGACGGATACGAGGAATTGAGAGACGATAAGTCGTTGGCGACGATTAAGAGCGTATGGGATATTGGCAAGTCTTACCGCCACATCCGCAAGCAAGTACCCTTGGACAAAATGGCGCGTCCCAACGATACTTGGGGCGATTCGGATTGGGATGAGTTTCACAAGGCCGGGGGCCGCCCGGACACCAAGGAAGATTATAATATCAAGCGTCACGAGGAAATGCCCGAAGATGCGATGACCAAGGAGGACATTGATAGTTTTCACGACCTGCTGTTCAAACATGGTGCCAGCAAGAAGTTATCGGATGCCATAGTCGAATGGAACAACGAGCATTTTCTCCGGACAAAGAAGCAGATAGAGCAGGCCGCTGAAGATCAAAACAACCAGGTTACCGACGGACTCAGGAAATTATGGGGCCTGGCCTACGATCAGAACGTACACCGTGGGGAAGTTGCCATATCGAAGGACAAGGATGTTGAGAGCGACCCGGCTTATAAGGCGAGGTTGCTTGAGAAGGTGAACAAAGACCTGGACCTGGTGCGTTTCGCCTCGAATATGGGATTCAAGTTCGTAGAGCACAAGATAGTCGAGGATCCCGGCATTCCGACTCCGGTCGATCTACAGACCCAGATTACCGAGATAATGGCCGATCCCCGGTTCAGTCATATTGATCCGGAAGTACGCCAGCCGTTAATCGACAAAGTTCTAATGCTGAGGAGAAAACTGAACGAAAGCAAGTAATCGGACAAGCCCTTCATGGCCCCGGAAAACGGTGGTAATCCACCCGTGACCAACGCTATGTAGGATTGGCCCTTAGTTGGACAACCAATCCGTTGAATGTAACTTCTTTTTGGAAAGGTTGTCCAATGAGTACAGAAATACCAGTAGAATTTGTTGAGGCCTACCGGGCCAACATTCTCTGGCTTTCCCAACAGAAGGTGTCGAAATTACGGCAGACCTGCCGTATGGAGCCTTTCACCGGCGATGCGATGTTCGTAGAGCGTATCGGGGCGACGGCGATGGTGAGAATCACCGACCGTCATGGTGATACTCCCCAGATCGACACTCCCCATTCCAGGCGCAAGCTGACTCCCGAAGACTATGACTGGTCGGACAAGATCGACGAGATGGACAAGATCAAGCTCATCGCCGATCCGCAGTCAACTTACGTCAAGAACGCGGTGGCCGCCGCCAACCGGACGATAGATGACACGATTATCGAGGCGCTCGGCGGTCCGGCCTTAAGTGGTCGTGCCGGGGGTACTACGGTCAATTTCTATGATGTCGGAGAAAGTCGATTGGTTCAGTCGGACGGCACTATTCGCGTTGCCGGAAGCGACTGGTCCAACACGACCGAGACTCCGCTGACTATCGCCAAGCTGCTGACTGTAAAGCAGTTGATGGACGATGCAGAGATTGACGAGGAACGCCAGAGGTACTTTGTTACAAATCCGTACAATATCAACCAGTTATTGAATACCACCGAAGTCAAGAGTTCCGACTACAACACGGTCAAGGCTCTTGCAATGGGTGCGATCGACACGTTCATGGGCTTCAAGTTCATCATGCACACACGGCTCGAAGCGGACGATACCGATACCGATGCGACGAAGTGTTTTGCATGGGCGCAGGACGCTATTGTACTGTCGATCAACAAGGAGCCGTTTGTCAGCGTAGATCGTCTGCCGACGAAGCGATACACCACGCAAATCTACGTTAGAGAGAGTCTTGGTGCAACCAGGGTCGAAGGCCCGGCAGTCGTGGGTATTACCCTCGACACCGTTTAAGAAAGGAGACTTAAAATGTCTAAGATATTCACACTACCGTTTCGGCCTTTGGATTATATGGCCCAGCCCCAGGACTTTACTGGCGAAAACAACCTCGGTCTTTACACCGTGGATACCGTACAGCGTTATATCTACGGTACTCGCCATATAAGTTGGGATGGAAGAGTCTTTAAATATGGCAATGCCGTTGCTATATGTGTTTCGTATCACGGTGCATGTGCCGCCGAAGATGCTGCGCTGGCATACACTGCGGCACCAGTCGCGGGTTCGATTGGAGACAGGCATATCACGGCAACTCTCTCAAGCAGGGCCGAAGATGATTTGGCTGGTGGTTATGCCATATTGTACCATTCGACTATCGACAACACCACTCAATATGGAATTGTCGGTAACGATGCAACGTCGGGATCAACCACACGTATTTACCTTGACGCTCGCTTGCCGTATGCAGGAACGACTTCGTTTGCTCACGAAATCTACGAAAATCCGTATCGCGAATTGAGCGAAGTAACCAATGCGCAGGCGGCGTGGATGGGTGTTCCAATGAGGACTGTTGCGGCTACGAACAAGATGTGGAACCAGACTTTCGGTCCATGCCTTATCACGCCGACTAATAGTACGTTTGATGATCCCGCTGCTAATGAAAGAATGGCAAAGTGGGACGCCAATGCAGGATTGAGTGAGATGGGTACAGCTAATATCAACCAGATAGCCGGATTCATCCTTAACCAGGGAAGCAGCAACATCGCAGGGCCGCTCATCATGTTGTGGTGCAGTGTTTAGAAAGGAAAGACTATGAAGATTGATCCCAAAACGGGCAAGCGTGTTCCTCCCAAGGGAAAGCCCAAATGAAAGTGGTCAGCGCAACACCGCCTTGTCCGAAATGTAAGTCTTACATGTTTATGATTCGCATGATAGACGGTATTTATTACCGTAAGTGCAGGGATTGCGGATACAAAAAACGTCAAGACAAAATCAATTGGAAAAAGGTGGTGTTGCGCTATTTTGAAAGGTTCATGTTTTGGAAATCCTGAAACGGGCAAAGGGTAATTCCGGTGAAATTGTAGCTTGGAATGAAGACCCGAAAAACGTGAAAGAAGAAGTATTTAGACGAGCCGCCAAAGCGGGTTATATGACAAGGGATGGACATTCCGCGCAGAGAACGAAGATACAAAACAGGGGGTTTGGCGAAAGCAAGTTGAATCAATGGCCCCGTAACGACAAAGGAAATTTGATTGGAGACTAATCATGGGTACGGCAGCAACAACTAAAGTATTCTGGGCATACAACTGGTATCTGATGAACAATCCTCATAAGGCGAATTTGTCGAGGCAGGAGATTCATCTGATGGCCGAGAAGTTTGCCGCAGCAAATTCGACGGAGATAACCGATGCCACCGACCCCGGCGGGACATACACGGACGTCGAATGGCCCGACTTTGCCGGGGCAAGTTCTATCACCGCAGTGGGGAATTCCTCAACCGATAGAACGGGTAATATCAGTTGGGACTTGGT